TAAGAGGCCAAATAAAAACCCTGATGCGATTGCCTTTGACAACCCCTCTTTCAGAATGATTGGAACACCCCAACCTATACCAGAAAGAATGCCAATAAGTAACGCGCCCTCTTTCAACCCAACCATCTTTGGCCAACCTATCGGCGATATGGATTTTAGCCAACTCCCCAAGATATCTCCTAGAGATATGATGAACTTACAAGTTCCAACTGATATGCCGATGACTCAAGATCTTCCAGAGGTTGCACCTATTGGAATGATGCCTCAAATGCGTATGAGCGGTATGCAAGATATGGAGCCACGTATGATGATGCAAGAAGGTGAAGACATTTCTCTTGAAAGAGAATTATTTAGCTTGCAATCTCAACTTAAAAATTTAGAAGAACAATTGCGTTTAGACCGATCCTATAACGACGACCAAGCCGTTATTAATACATCTGCTGAAATGGCTGCGATTCAAAAAAGAATACAAGAAATAATGGAAGGCAGACCCCAACTAGCAGGCGGCGGAGACTTCCCCGACCTAACAGGCGATGGTAAAGTAACTCAAGCAGATATATTAAAAGGCCGAGGCGTTTACGCTGAAGGCGATGAGGTAATGATAATGGAAGAAACTGAAATGATGGCTCCAGGCGGAGATGAAATCGAAGCAAGTCTAATGGAAGTTCAAGGCATGCAACCTGAAACTCAAATGCTAGACCAATACGTACAAATGGTTATTGAGATGGTTCAAGCTGGTGCATCTGAAGCCGAAGTAATTGAATCGCTAAGACAAGCTGGTTTGGATGATGATGATATTGCAGCTGTATTTCAAGCTGTAATGGAAACTTTGCAAGGCAGTATGGAGCAAGGCGGTATCGACGCAGAGCTAGCTCAACTTAGCTAACGATGGCCAACGAGCCAACCAATATAGATCAACTTTTACAGATGCTGAATCAATCAGCTCCTGTAACTGAAGCTCCTCCAAGAACTTTCGACGTCGGTTCAATCGAACCATTCAATCCAATAATGGATCGGTATAAACCTAATCCGTTGGATGAGTTTGCGATGATGATGACTGATCCAACTAAAAAATTAAAAGTTATTTCTACTCCAATAAAAATGCAACTCAAGCCTTTGTTTGCTAAAAGAAATAAGCTTAGGGAATTAATTAAAAAGCAAGAACAAAATTATAAAAGAGGACAAGACTTAGCATCTAAGTACGATCCAAAAGATAGCGCTCAAGGAAACTATATGATGAATGCTGCAATTAAAAGCGGCAAAAGATTTAATCAACAGCTGAATGATATAGAAGAAAAAATTAGAAAAATATACCAAAGCAAATAAATGGATTTTTCCAAACTTACAGAGGCTGAACTCAAAGAAGCCCTGCTGCTTTTAGAGAAGCAAGACGGTTACTCAACGCAAGATGAGTGTCAAAATTCTTTTTTGAGTTACGTCAATCACATGTGGCCAGAATTTGTCTGCGGTCGTCATCATCAGATATTTGCCGAAAAGCTAGAGCAAGTTGCTAGAGGTGAGATCAATCGCTTGATTGTTAACATGCCGCCTCGACATACCAAGTCTGAGTTTGCTTCAACCTTCTTTCCGTCTTGGGTGATGGGACTTAAACCTAAAATGAAAATAATGGAGACGACCCATACGGGTGAACTCGCCGTTAGGTTCGGTCGTAAAGTGCGTAACTTGATGGATCAAAAAGAATACAAACAAGTTTTTCCCGACGTCAGTTTGCAGGCTGATAATAAATCAGCAGGACGTTGGGAAACAAATAAGGGTGGAGAGTATTTTGCAGCGGGTGTGGGTGGTGCTGTAACTGGTCGGGGTGCGGATCTACTAATCATCGACGATCCGCATTCTGAGCAGGATGCACTTTCGCCGAATGCGTTAGAGTCTGCCTACGAGTGGTACACGTCTGGACCTCGCCAGCGTTTGCAGCCAAAAGGTGCGATTGTAATAGTGATGACGCGTTGGTCTTCAATCGACCTAACTGCTAAATTGTTAGATGCCCAAAAAGAACCTTTGGCAGACCAGTGGGAAGTGATAGAGTTTCCTGCTATTTTTCCAGAAACTGAAAAGCCTCTTTGGCCTGAGTATTGGGCAGTAGAAGAATTACTTAAAGTTAAAGCTTCTTTGCCTGGTCCTAAATGGAATGCTCAGTGGATGCAGAATCCAACAGCAGAAGAAGGCTCAATTATTAAACGCGACTGGTGGCAAAGATGGAAGCATGATTCTTTACCTTCGGTTCAATATATTATGCAGTCTTACGATACGGCGTTTTCTAAAAAAGAAACGGCTGACTTTTCAGCTATCTCAACTTGGGGTGTTTTTAGACCCAGCGAAGATTCGCCCGATTGCGTCATTTTATTAGACGCGCAAAAAGGCAGATGGGACTTCCCCGAACTCAAAGAAATCGCGATGCGCGAGTATCGTTATTGGGAAACCGATATGGTTTTAATTGAAGCCAAAGCAAGTGGTACGCCGCTTACTCATGAGCTTAGAAGAATGGGCATACCTGTGGTAAATTACTCCCCAACAAGGGGTCATGATAAAACAACCAGGATGCACTCAGTTGCTCCTATCTTTGAGTCTGGTATGGTGTACGCTCCAAACCGAGCTTTTGCCGAAGATATGATTGAAGAATGTGCATCATTTCCGTTTGGAGCTAACGATGATTTATGTGATACTATGACTCAAGCGTTGATGCGATTCCGCGAAGGCGGTTTTGTCAATTTAGATAGTGATTACGAAGACGAAGAACGCGAACCTAGACAGAGAGTTTATTACTGATGGCAATAGAAAGACAAACACCTGATCCTGCTCAAGAAGCAGAACAAATGCAAGATATGACAACTGAAAGGTCAACCGAAGATATTGATAATGAAATTATTGAAATCTTAGAAGGGTTGGATGAAGAAGGAGTTCAATATCAAGAAGACGGCTCAGTTATTTTGGGTGAGATGGAAGAGGAAATGAGTTCGGTTGGTTTTAGCGAAAACTTAGCAGAAGTTGTTTCGCAAAACGAACTTAGCAAAATTTACGTAGAGCTAGTTTCTGCAATTGAAAATGATAAGTCTGCTAGAAAAGATTGGGAAAAAACTTATACCGATGGTTTGAAATATCTAGGGATGAAGTTTGACGATGGCAGATCTGAGCCTTTTGAAGGTGCAAGTGGCGTCATCCATCCGTTACTCGGCGAATCAGTTACTCAATTTCAAGCGCAAGCTTACAAAGAATTATTACCTCCGCAAGGCCCAGTTAAAACTCAAGTGGTTGGCGAATACAACGCAGCTATAGAAGAACAAGCTCAACGTGTGAAAGAATTTATGAACTATCAAATCGTTCACGTGATGGAAGAGTACGACGAAGACTTAGATCAAATGTTGTTCTATCTGCCGTTGGCAGGTTCTGCTTTCAAGAAAGTTTATTACGATGAAAATTTGCAACGACCTGTTTCTAAGTTTGTTGCGCCCGAGGATTTAATTGTTCCTTACTATACAACCGATCTAGAATCTTGCCCAAGAATTACTCACGTAATTAAGATGCCAGAAAACGAAGTTAAGAAACTTCAAGCAATTGGTTTTTACAGAGATGTAAGAGTGGGTGATGGCAGCGATTTATCAAACGCATCTGGCGTTAAAGAAGAAATAGAGAGATTAGAAGGAATGGAACCATCTTACGATACAGGTGAAGTTTCTAATCTTTACGAAGTTCATTGTAATTTAGACCTCGAAGGGTTTGAAGATGTAGACGAAGATGGCGAATATACAGAAGTTAAATTGCCTTATATCGTAACCATCGACAGCAACAGCGAAAACATTTTAGCGATTCGCAGAAACTTTGAAGAAGACGATCCGATGAAAAATAAAATCGAATACTTCGTTCACTTCAAGTTCTTGCCTGGTTTAGGATTCTACGGATTTGGTTTAACTCATATGATTGGTGGTTTATCCAAAGCTTCAACTTCAATTGTTAGACAATTAATTGATGCTGGTACTTTGGCTAACTTGCCAGCTGGTTTTAAAACCAGAGGTATTAGAATTAGAGACGAAGATTCTCCGATTCAACCAGGTGAGTTTAGAGA